AGGAGTAGTAAGATATGCTAAAGTGCCAAAATCAGCATTATCAGTAGCTAATTCAGTTTCTAAGTCAATAATGTGCTTGTAAGTTAACGGCCCACCGTCGGTACCAATAGCAACTGAACCAATGCCAGGAGTATTTAAAATACCATAAAATGGCTGAGTAGAATTATCTCCATTAATTAAAGCATAATCCAATGCTCTATTAATTGCTTCGCTCAAACGATTTCTTACAAAGTTTTCCACGTCAATAGACGATTGAACAAGTAATTGTTTTGAAATATCAGTGAATGCACCCAAACGATTTGGAGACATACTAATTTTGTCAAAAGTTGGGCTTGTTTCGTCGTTGGCAGAATTTTCAGTCTCCCAAACCGCAGTAGCCGCAGCATCATTACGCGGAAAATCTAAGTTACCTGTTAATCCAGTCAACAAAGTTGCACCTGCCTGAATAACAGCTAATCTAGGGTCAAGAAATGGAATCAAATCACCTAAAATAGTTGGTACCGTGTTACCGCCACCAGCCGCGGAGCTAACAGTCATATCTCTTTTTTCATTCTTTACAATCATTTTAGGAATGTAAAGATTTCCCGAAGCGGAAATACCAGCCTGTTTAAACTCTCTTTCAGCTTCCTGGTGCATTTCCAATTCTAAGCCGTCTAAGTTTTTATTATTGGCTATTAAATTAGCGGCACGAAGAAATGAGTAATTTTTCTTTACTCTTTGCTCGTCACTAACTTTATTTTCGTTGCCCCTAGTAGCAGGAGCAGCCATTCTTTTGACTTCGGCTTCTAACATTAAGTGATTGTCAATATCACCTTCAATATTAGTAACCTCATTCCTAATGGCTGTTAATTTCAACCTTTGTTCATCGTTTGCATTTGCTCCCAATGTTTCAATGGCAGAAATTAAAGATCGCATTTCTTCTATTTTAGCGGAACGCGACTGCTTTAATTCATCGGATTTTAACATGTTAATATTTTTTTAAATTGTTTAAAAATTCAACAAACTCATTGAAATTGCATTCCGCTTTTTCATTTTGCTGAATATGTCTTTCCATGTTTCTTGCGGCTACTGTAGTATTTGGATTAGCAGGATAAGTAACCGGAGAAACATCATATATTTTGTCAATTTTTTTAATTGTTCTTTTCCATCTACCATCCCTCATTTCCCATGAATCACCATTGTCCTTTAATGAAAATGCAAAAGATGACTGATAAACATCGCCTCTTCTTATTAAAGTCATAACATCACTTGCAGCATTTGTTTCTGGTGGGTCAATAGTATATTTTAATTTATTGCCTTCCCTTTTTATTTGCAAAGTATTATTTTTTACTCTTCCAAGTACAATATTCTGATCATGATTAAATAAAGCAGCTGCCTCACTAAAATCAGCATCATTAAATGCATCCATATCAATTTCTTCATCAAAAGTACCCATATCATACGGACTATCCATAGATGAAGCAGTACCTTCTATTTTTCTTTCCTCTACTGTGGAAAATTCTATATTAAAATATCTTGTTTCCATATCTTATTGTTGTTGAATATTATTTTGTTGCCCTTCAGCAGGAACTTCCCTACTATTAGATGCTAATGGCATGCCAAATTTATCGCCACCTTCATAGGGATTAAATCCTTCAAGATTTCTAATTTCATTTGGTGCAATCGCTCGAATATTATAAAGTTTAGTGTAAAATTCTGCTCTAGCCATAACATCACCACGGTACAACTCGTCTAAATCTAATTTAACGTAATATTTACCCCAATCTTTTTGTGGAAATAATTTTGTGTTAAACTCGTTTTCTATTCTTTTAGTCCAGGCCCTTAAAGTGTACTGAACAAATATTCTGTTTAATATCTCAATATTTGTTGTAGAAATATTGTTGTTTCCTAAAAGCAAAAAGCCTGGAACACCCGTAAGATTAGATATATCCTCAATAGTTAATTTCCTTGCATCAATATCCGCAGCTTCTAACCTTGAAGCAATAGGTTTAAATTTAAATCCTGCCTGTAAGAAAGCTACACCCTGTTGATTATTAGGTCCGGAGTGTTTATCTGCCCAAGACTTCTTAATTACATTTAATTGATCTTCGTTTAAAATAAGATCCGTCTCAACAGTTCCACTTAAATTAGTTCCTTTAGCATAAATGTCATTGCCATAGTCAATTTCATGTAATGCTCTTGATAAAGTTGTTTTACCAGCCTCAATCAAACTCTTACCCCAATAACCGTTCTCACTAAACGATTTAATGTGTAATACTTCAGAAGAACTATAAATTTCCGTGCTATTTTCTAATTTATAATAAAACTCATCGTTTATCTTGTACATTTCCCAAGGAACATCAACTAAATGCAAATTAATTACATTTCCTGTTTGATTTCTGTGTGGTATAATAAGTACGTTACCACTTTTGGTAGTCATTGAACCATTAACCGCTTGTCTGACTATTGCTTCCCTAAAACTAAAGGTATCGTATTTGCTTGATGGTCTATACTTAATTAAAGAATACAAAGGATGACTTATTGCCTCAACAACATTGCCATCAGCCTTAGTTTCGTATATAGAAAATGGTAAAGATGCAATTTGCTCACTCAAAATAGATAATGCCCTAAAATAAGCTGGTATAGACAAAGATGTTTCATGACTAACACGCCTTTGGTTAGTGCCAAATAGTTCTTGGTATAATTTCCAATCTTTAGCAGGTCCTAAATTGGAAATTCTACTTCTTTTGATGAATTTTAATATTTTATTTAAAAATTCCATAGTGCAAAGATGAATATAATAAATTTATTAAGCAAATAAAAAATTTATCCAATAATTAGGTTAAAATCCAAATTAATTTTATTTTTTGGGTCAATAGCCTCGCCAATAGCCATGGCAGCAGCTACCATACCGTCAATTTTTTCATTAGATTTTCTTTTATCAAATTTTACTAAACCAGTAGAATTTATTATTAATGCTACATTTGACAACATCCACTTTGCTACTGGATCTCCATCGTGAAAAACTTTTTTACCAGTAATCATTTTCTCGAACTCACATATAGGTGTGTTCATCTCTGGGAAACTTTGTGGGAACGGTCTTACGTTAACTCCCCTTTCTTGCAATGAAATAACAACATGAGTGGCTCTCCATGGGTCATAAGCAAGACTTCTTATATTGTATTTTTGGAATAATAGATAAATATCGTTAATAATAACATCGTTATCTACAATATTGCCATTAGTTACCTTAATACTGCCATTTAATGCCCAATCCATGTAAGGTACACCATCCCTAAGACTTCTTTCCTTTACATTATCTTCCGGAATCCAATACTTCCATATTAAAAAAGCTGGTTTGCCATCAAATTCAGGAAAAAACAAAGAAAATGCACTAATATCAATAGTTTGAGCCAAGTCAAGTCCACCAAATGCTGGTCTGTTTAATAAAAAATCATCTTTTACCTTCATTTCGCACTCATTCCACATATTTTCATTAATCCATGTAGCATGAGTGTTTGTCCAAAAGTTTAAATTTTTTGTCATAAAGCCAATTTGCTTGGCTGCACCTTCGTTTATGGCTTTAGTATATTGGTCTTGCAAATAACCCATACCAATAGTTACATTCATCGAAGGGTTGGATTTTACCCAGTTTTCATTATTTTGCCAATCATCATCTTCGTCTAGGGAAAAAATAAGGGGAAACACCGCATCATCGTGTTTATGGCCTTTAATAATATCTAAACAAACTTTTCTTAACTGGTAACAGGGACTTTCCTTATTAAATCCAGCAGTAGTGGTAATTAGTATTAATGGCTGACTTCTACTACCAATACCAGATTCCATAATTTCTAAAACCGAACTGTCTGGATGTGCGTGAAATTCATCCACTATAGCCACATGAGGATTTAGTCCATCTAAAGTTTTGGCATCAGATGACACAGGAATCATCTTAGAGTTTGACCCGGTAGAGTAAATTGAGTGCGCTCTTACTTGAACCATCTTGTTTACCGCAGGACTATCCTTTTTTAAATAATCCAATATTACTTTTGCAGCGTCCCAACATATCCTTGCCTGGTCACGGGTAGTGGCAGCAGTATAAATCTCCGCACCTTTTTCTTGATCAAGAATAAAACAAGCAACCGCAGTAAGGGCAGCAGTCTCTGTTTTTGCATTCTTTCTTGAAATTTCTAAGTAAACCTTCCTAAATCTACGTTTTTTATCAATTTTTCGCTTCCAACCAAATATCATAGCCCAAAAGAACTCTTGCCATGGCATAACGTTTACATTCATAGCTGCATATTCACCTTTAGTCAATCTACATACCTTCATAAAGGTAATATAAGTGTCAGCAGCCTTTTTGTCATAATAGTAGGGGAAATTAGCGTTTTCAGACTTTTTTACGTCATCATAGTGTCTTTTGATAGCTAACTTAGCATACTCACCAATCAATTCTTTCTCTAAGTCAAACATTATGCGTTCTTAATTAATTTCATGATTGGGTCTTCTTCCTTTTTGTCTGCTCTATTAAAATATTCAAGCTTCAACCTTGCCTTTGGGTCTAGCCCGAACCTATCGGACATATCATTGTAAATCTCAACCGACTGTTTAAACATGGTCCACTCTGGCGAAATTTGTTGAACACCGTTAGGGTAAACAACTACACCATCGTTTTTAAGAATATTATTTGCAGCGTGTTGTATTACAGTAAGCAATCTTGCTAACATATTTATTGCAATTATGTCAACATTGTAACTTGCATCAGCACTTTCTAAATGCCTTTTTACCAATTCTACGGTATTTTGCTCCTCATTCGTTAATTCAAAAGGATTATGAGCAATTATTTGTTGCGGAGTAATTCTTTTAACTCTACTTGGTTTTAAAGTTCCTTGTAAGTCTTTTAACTTTTCTGTTTTCATTTTAATTTACTTTTTTGTTAATAATAGCCGTAATTACATTTTCTCTGCACTCTGGAAGGTAATATCCGTCAGAACTTGATATTCTTGCTGGGGCATAACCTTTTCCTTCCATATTACTTTTTACATTATGACACCTTTTGCACAAAGTAAGCAAGTTTCGCTCATCATATGGATGACCACCTTCTAAGATTCTAACAACATGGTCGGCAATGCCATTGTTGTTTCCGTCAGAACAATCTGTAAAAATACCTTTGACCTCACAAACCTCACACATTGGTTTCCTTGTTTTTTGCAAATGGCGAATTCGTTTCCAAATTTGAGAACCATAAAATTTATTATCTTGCTTGTCTTGGTGAGGCCTACGCTTTGTAGGCTCATTAAACCTACGACATGATCTATTTTTTAATATTGGCATATCACAAAAGTACAATTATTTTTTTATACCCACTATTGATATTTTTGGATTGACTTGAAAACGTG